GGGGTTTGTTGATAATGTGTCAACCTGTGGATAACACGGGGTCAACTCAACTGGTTATAGCGAGAGAGGTAGGTTGAGATTTGGGAATTCTCTGTAGTAAGTAATACTAGAATCCCAAAAATCTCTTATGTCTCAAGGTGTCTACTGGCTTTTAACAATCCCGCATGCCGATTTCGTACCCTACCTACCACCAAGTGTCGCCTATATTCGAGGTCAACTCGAGCGGGGACTGGACACCGGATATCTCCACTGGCAGATCCTCGTCGTTTTCGATCGGAAGTGTAGACTCGCCGCCGTTAAGAAGATCTTTGGTGTCGGAGTTCATGCAGAGCTATCAAGATCCGCAGCTGCTGACGCATACGTTTGGAAAGATGATACCCGGGTCGATGGAACGCAGTTTGAGTTGGGTGAACGAAAAATACGTCGCAACAGTCCGCCTGACTGGGGGCTCGTGCGGACCGCCGCTGTGGAGGGACGGTTGGCTGATATCCCAGCAGATATTTATGTGCGATGTTACAACCAACTTAGACGTATCGAGTCAGACCATCTGCAAGCTACTGGAATTGAACGTCGGGTGTGTGTGTACTGGGGTAGCACAGGCACAGGGAAGTCTCGAAGGGCCTGGACAGAAGCCGGTCTCGACGCATACCCTAAAGATCCTCGTTCCAAGTTCTGGGATGGCTACCGAGGTCAAGAACACGTTGTTATTGATGAGTTCCGTGGAGGCATTGACATCGCTCATCTATTACGATGGCTCGACCGATATCCAGTCATTGTTGAGGTCAAAGGCGCAAGTACCGTTTTATGCGCAACCCATATTTGGCTAACAAGTAACCTTGACCCGCGATTATGGTATCCTGACTGTGATCCTGAAACAATTTTGGCACTTTTGCGACGATGTAACATAACTCATTTTAATTAAACTAATTTAACAAATTCTAATCAAGCTGAACTGTTAAGGCGTAAACGCCTAAACAGTGTCAATTAGCGTCTGTCGCGACGCTCCCTTATCTATAAATAAGACACCGATTGAGTGATCAAGATGTGCCGGAGTCAGAGCTGTTTCAACTTTTCTATGAAAAGCCCAAGCGTGGAAAGCCGGGGACGGTATTATTATAGGCGCAAGCGCCTAATTAGGGCCCAGGTTAAAACATTTATTAAGGTACTACTTGTTTAGTATACAACGATACGGAATATGTAAACTTGCCAGGTACAAATTCACATCCAATAAAATAATTGTGTTCAAACACAACCTCAATAGGTTGTTCAGACTGTCCACCGATCATTTTTTCCAAAGCATAAAATCGAAAAGATCCAAGAGAAATAATACTTTTAGATTTGACATTGACGTATAATTGTTTGACCAATGTAAACAACTTGAAAGTTTTGAACATGGTTAATGTGGATGTTTGCAACGCACCAGGTTCGAAGCGAACTTTACCAGCACGTGAAACACCTTTAAACAAGTGACCCATGGGGGGTTCACGTTGACTGCCAGCACCGTTATTAGCAATCAAACCATAAACTGGATCACACCATAATCCTTGAGATCCATCGTTTGATTTTGTATATTGAGTACCATTGCCCGAACCTTCATACGATTTACCGTTCAACGGAACGTTATTAACGTCATCAGCTTCTTTGTCTGTGGATGTATCCACAGTACGATTTTGCATCTTGAGTGTACTTTTAATGTCGAAAGTAACAGATGCATTTTTCAAGTTCAAACGAACTTTCGAATAACTGCCAAGATTAGCTGGTGCAAATACAATCTCTTCTAACGTCCATTCGTTTGTAGTAAGAGTATTGAAATGATCACGGATTGCCTCAGCAACCGCGCTCAAAGTAGACAATGCACCAATTGTGTAAGTGTAACTTGTTCCAAGAGTTCCAACTTCATTATCAGGTCGATACTGAATATTAAATATATCGCCCAAAGAATAACCATGATCAAATATCATGAGTTTATCGAAGTCATCAACAGGGCCTTGATGAGCAACGACAACACGTTTTACAAGAGCTAAAAACATGTATAATTTCATCTGATTCACTGCAGACGTGCTATGTCCAACATAAGCACAATCGACAGCAGAAATACTATCATATGATTCAACAGTTCCATAAACACCATTTCGACTAATTCGCATACGTCGAGATTTGCGTGGTAACTTGCTTGGGCGGCGTAAAAATCCACTTGGTTTGGAACTCATTTTAATTACTTTGGAACGAACTTTTTTGGTTTGAGTCGTGACACTTTTGCGCACATTTGGAGACTTTTTAGGCGGGGTTGGTGGAGCACGATTAGCGTTAAACTTACCTTGGCGATCAGTACGCCGACGGTTTTGCGTTGAAACAGCCCACGAACGTGCTTTTCTTGCAGCTCTTACAGCTGCTCTTCCAGCGGAGTCAAGGACATAATTTCCGGCTCTTTGAAAGTTGCCATCAATGTATTTACCTGCCGCTTCAGAGATTTTGTAACCAGAATAAGCAAGAGCACCATGACCGAGATTACGAAGTGCAGAAACTGTGCGGGGATAGCGTCGTACCACATCCATTAACTTTTTTAAAAACAAAAGTTTTGTGATGGCAACCAGTTGGGGGTTTGTTGATAATGTGTCAACCTGTGGATAACACGGGGTCAACTCAACTGGTTATAGCGAGAGAGGTAGGTTGAGATTTGGGAATTCTCTGTAGTAAGTAATACTAGAATCCCAAAAA